CCAATACCCTCTCATTGACTTCCGTTGGCTTGAAGTAGGCCTTAAGTGTTTCGAGGGTGTTGCGAGGATCACAATTTCCGCACATATACACGTCAAGAGATGCATACCCATGTTCTGGATACGTGTGAATCGACATGTGGCTTTCTGCAAGCCCCACAACGCCTGTGACCCCATATTCTCCACCAAAGTGATGCATGTTGGAAAATAACACAGTAGCGCCTGCTACTACAGCCGCCGACTTCATTGTTTCTTCAATCTGAGCGGTATTTGTGAGAGTGCTGTTATCACATCCCCACAAATCAAGAATAAGATGTTTGCCGCGAGTAAAATGTACACTATTATGACCGACGGTCATTTGCTGAACTCCTTTAAATGTTATACAGGTGATACTTACGTACTTACTTACTACACCAGTGTTGCTAAAACCAATGCGGTGCCCACCCGACACTCAAAGGGCGCGGTATTTATATTATATTCTCTCCTGAATATGACCACATTCGGGACATTTATAAAATAAAGTCCGATCGTTGTCGCGACAATATAATCCTATCTGTTTTCCAAAACATCCTTTTTCACGAGTCGCTCCATAGAGAGACGCGGCTTTGTCTGCCGCGTCTTCTGACTTATATTGTTCAAAAAAGTAATCCCAGATTTTTCCTGCATCAAAGTCTAAATTGCACTTTTCGCAGTAGCCGTGTTCGTTCTTTTTATTTTTAGAAGGGAGCCTTGTTTGGATCTTTGCTGCCGTCATTTGCATTCTGTTCCTTTATCCATGCCAAAACGTTGTGAGGAGAGGACTCAAAATAAGGATCTTCCTCAGAATCATCAATCATTCCCGGTTCAATGAACCAAGTTTCAATCTTACCATTTGTTACAACAGCAGCATAGCGCCAGCTACGAACACCAAAGCCAAGATTGTCCTTGTATACATCCAGTCCCATATTATTGGTAAACTTGGCCGCACCATCAGGAATCATCTTGACATTCTTGATATCAAGCTGCTTGGCCCATGCATTCATGACAAATGCATCATTTACTGAAATGCAGTAGATATCATCAATACCAAGATCCTTGAATTCTGAATATAGCTTTTCAAACTCTGGAAGCTGATATGCTGAACATGTTGGAGTAAATGCGCCAGGAAGGGAAAAGAGAACAACCCTTCTACGAGCAAAAAGATCAAAGGTTGTTACATCCTGCCACTTATAAGGATTTGGTCCGCCGATTGAATCGTCGCGAACTCGCATCTTAAAAACAACACTGGGAACAATCTCTGGAAGATTGATTGTATCATCAGAAAATGACTTCCAATTTCTTTTAATTGTCTTTCTCATATTTTTCCTTTCTTGTCTAAAGTCAGAACAATACTATACATTAATCATGCTGTGTTGTCAAGCCTCTTCTTTTCAAGTTCATATGCGGTGTAATCGGAAATAACCAAAGTGCTGCTATGCTTTGCCATATTTTGTCCTTCCGTTTTTAACACTAGGCAATTATAATTATTACACAAAAATATGTTCAAAATATGAAGGAAGTTACTTACTGTCTCATGTTTATTTTGTTGTAGACGGTTGCGTCAAACCAATTGAGAAAATTGTCATAGAACAGCGCGGAAGGAATTACTCCGTGCTTGAATTTTGGCTGGGAAATAATTTTTTCATATAGTTCATCGTTATTATCTACCTCGATGATATAATTAACCAAGTCTTGAATAGTTCTAAACTTTCCCGCATTGATAAATGAATTTTCATTAAAATCCAAATCCACTGTTGGGGAACCCCAATAAAGCGGAACCGAATTCACATAAAATGCGTCCATAATCTTTTCGGTCAAATAACCTGGATATGAACTATTCTCAAACGCAAAGACAAATTTATAGTTCTTGATAAAGTCTAACTTTTCGTCGTATTCTGGACCAACAATGAATCCTGTATTATTAAATAAAGTACCTGCGCTGTCCACTTTTTTATATTTACTCACTTCACTGAATACCGCGTTTCTAACTTGACAATTTGGGTTTCTGTGAATGAAAACGCAAAATTTGGTCTTTTCATGTCTTACGTTATGAGCGTTTGCAATATGAAAAAATGGATGTTTATTGTAGAAAAAGGGCGTCATCGACCACCCCGTCAGTCTGTAGTGCCACGAAGAATTATTGTGGTCGAAAGATAGTGCGTAATGACAGTCGTAGTTTTCCGGTCGTCGATTTTCACCGGTGTGAAATATCTTTATGCACTTATCGCGAGAATACTTCAGGTTTTCGGTTCCAAAATTTTCATCTCCGAAAAACAAAAAATCTGGATTTTCCTTATCAAATGTGAGATCATATCTCTCCGATAACACCTCTCGATAAAAAGGCTCCAAACAAGAATCTACTACTCCTATTTTTAGTGGTTTTTTCTTTATCATTTTTATTTTAAATCCTTATGTTATTATGTTAGAAATTTGGTAGGGAACCAAGGTAATGCTCCTTGCCGTGAACACCAATCTAGTGCTTAAGGGCTTATAAGGCCCTCCCGCGCGCTTGCGCCGTCCCCCTATCTTTGTGGCCTAGGCGAGAGGATTCGAACCTCCATTTTCAACTCCATTTACGGATAACAGTTTAGAAGACTGCCTCGGTTACACCAAGTTGTCATCAGTTTTATTATTTTGCATCATAATAACAGACAAATCTCGGATTGTCAAGGGAATAATAAATGCCAACTCCCAAAGCATTGCAATTGTTCCAAGATTGATCGCGATCCATGACGATGCTGCGACAGATTTACACATATGCGTTTTCCTTATATGAGACATACTCTAAAAAAAGTTGACATTACCGTCATCATTTGCTATATATTGTGCACTGCAACAGAAAAATATGAAAGGACTTCTATTATGAGACTCGCATCTTCTATCGCTTCTACTCTTGTTACAATTACCGCAATTGGACTTGTTGTTTTCATCATGAGCATCATGGTGAGTTCCGCAAATCGACTTCATGTGTCAAACATTGCGGAAACAAATTACGATCAAACAACATCACACGCATAATAATAATAAAAAATACATAATAATAACCCGAGGCCCTGATTTCTAGGGCCTCTTTTTTTATACCTTATCTAAAGCCTCTTTCATTTTTGCAAACTCGCTTATTGTCCGTTGAAGAGCCTGTATCTCAACTCCCATATCATGAATTCCGTGCGCGTCCTTATTTTCAAAGAATACTCCTGCCATGTCCCAGCAGGTACTTTCTCTTTCTCTTAGAGACACTAGTGTTTTTTCTATATATTCAGATTTTTTTTGTGACGAATTAAACATTTTTTATCATACCTTTATTCGAGAAAACTTATTATCGCTCTTGTTTTTCTTTGTTCCCCAAGAGTTATTCATTGTAGTAGAAGAAGAAGGTGTTGAGGCAGATCCTGCAATAAGAGTTTGAGATGATGCGGAAGTATCATACAATCTCATTTTTGATTTGTCTACTCCAATGACAAATCTTCTGTTTTTATTCTTGTCCCCATATCGGCTCTTGACTTGCTTTACTTGATACTGATTTAGCTTGGCAAGTTCTTCCGATTGAGTTACCATAAGATAAAAATCTGCAATACCAGGAACATCAAACGAGTCGGCAACGTTGTCCATGTCTGGATCGGATGATGCAAATCCCGTTCTATTTAGTTGCTGTGCCGTCCAAATGACGATATTGTATTCTTTTGCAAGTGCCCGAAGTTCGGCCGCGATCTGTCCTTGATATGTGTTTGTGTTGATTGAGCCGCCAAGTTTGAGAGACGCGGCAGAACAAATGCCAAGATAATCAACACAGATTACATCTGGCACAAAGTTCTTTTTGATTTTTAGTTCTCGAAGAAATGCTCGAAACTGAACAATTGATGCCTGCTTTGTTGGATACTCTTTGATAATGATATTTCCTCGCGCTTTTTTGCGGATGCGATTGATCTTTTCATTCCATTCTTCTTTTGACATGTTTGAGATCTTGTCAATCTCTACATCCATCAGATTTGCATCCAAACGTGACGAGATTTCTTCCTGAGCCATTTCAAGTGAAATATACAGCACTTTATAACCTTGAAGAGCATATGCACACGTAAAATGACACAGATGAAGTGTCTTGCCAACATTGACACCTGCACCAATGATATTTAATGTCTTTCGCGCCGCGCCGTTTTTGGTAATTGAATTATACATCTCCAAGTCAAGAGGAATTCTTGGAACATCGGAATGAAGAAAATCATATCTCTTGTCAGAGTCTTCGGTGTAGTCATGTCCAAGATCGGAATCAAATGCAACCGCAAGAGCGTCGGTGAGCAATTGTGGAATTGCATTCTTGTGCTGCTTTTTCTTTCCATCAATGATTTGAATTGAGTCAAAAATTGCAAGATAGAGCGCGCGTTCCTGACACCACTTTTCAGTCTTGTCCTTCAGCCATTTAATATCTTCTTTATTTCCATTTTTAATATTTTCATATAAAGATGCAATGCGGTTGATAGAGTTATCAACCATCGTCTGAGAAACATTCTGTGTGTTCCTTATCTCAAGTTCCATTGAATTTTTTGGAGGAAGAACATTATACTTTGTTACAAACTCCTGTATCTTTTGAAACAGAAACTTGTTTGTGTCGTCCTCAAAATAAGTCTTTTTAAGGAATGGAAGAACCGAACGGGTAAACTCTTCGTTTCCAATCAGATTCTCCAACACCATTTCCTCTAGAGTCATTATTCTTCACTGTCTTCTTCTACATCTGCGCCGGTGGCGTTATCGGTTATGCCATTTTGCATCACGATAAGGGCATACACAACATTAAACACGGTGTTGTTGAATTCTTCTTCCTTTTCGATTTTTTTTGAAAGATTATTGTAGTCAATAATTTCATAGTCCATTGTCATCATAAGATGATCCGCATTTGTTTTTGTCGGATCTTCCTTGACTCCAATCGAATTATACTTGTAGCGCACTCCTTCATATTTTCCTTTTAAAAGTTTTACGCATACCCAATTATTATCTGGATCATCAAACAATTCAAAATCGATACCTAACACAAGATCCATTGGAGCGCCTGTGTACAACGTTCCCTTGCTTTTTGTTTTTCTGCCTACTCTTCCCTTTTTATTTTTTTCAAACATCGGAATTATTTTCATCCTCTTTTTTGTCGTTGTCGTTGTTGTTATTGTTATGATTTTTCAGTTTCTCATCACTCGAAGAAAGTAATTCGTCCACATCATCCATTTCTATTTGTTCTGAACTATAAGCATACACTTTTTGACACGCGGTGTCAATTGCATCCAGCAGATCATCAGTAAAATATTGAGATGGATTTGCGTTTACTTCTGACTCGGACACAACTTCTCCATCAGGAAACTGATATTCTTTTCGCGGAAGAGCCTTGATGACTTTGCAGTTAACTGCTACTTCAAGAAGACCGTAATACGGATCAAGACCGTCTTTATATGACAGATATGTTGTTACGTCCTGATTTTCATGTGTTTGTCGTGATTTCTTGAGAAGCGCAGTAATTTCTACTCCACTTACGCGGCCTGAGGAATCCTTGTCCTTCTTCTTGGATAGAAAAAGAATGGTAGATGCGGCATATTCCAGGCCTGTTCCTCCGCCCATCTTTTTGGATGCAAACATTCCAATCGTCATGTACGTGTGATTTGTAACAATCATTGGAACATCTGCTTTGCCTAGCTTAAGCGTAAGAGCGCGGAACGCTCCTTTCGTCAAACGTGCTTTTGTCATATCTACGGCTTCTTTACCGCTTAACATATCTTCCATTTCTTTTGACGTTGACAACATTCCCAGAGAATCAAGCGCCATGAACATTGGCCATCGCTTTTCTTTGGGTACTTCCAGATACTTGTCAAGAATATTGATTGCTTGTGTTCTAAACTGCTCAATTGTTTCAACAGGAACGATCACAGTGCGCGTGCAATCAATTCCACGTGACGATAGCAAATCCTTTGACAGATTAAACTCTGAATCAAAAAGAAATGCGCGCGCGCGAGGGTTGTCTTCAAGAAAACTTTTTACAGCACTAAGCATGAAAAAAGTCTTGCCTGTAGACGGATCGCCCGCTAGTCCTGTAATCTTGTTTCGTGGATATCCTCCGCGGATTGATCCAGAAATTAGCGCATTAAGTGCGGCGGATCCTGTATCAATAAATCCTGTAATGTTTGCTCCGCCTTGTTCTGCAATTTCAGCAAAAGGATTATCCGTTGCCTTGATTAGAGACTTGAAAAACTTATCGTCTTCTTTGGTCTCGTTATTTGTAGTTCCGCTATTAGATTTCGCCATTTATTGTCTCCAATCTTACAATGTCTTCTTCGTTTGCTTCTTCGCCAATCTGTAGTTCCAAAATAATCAAATCTTCGTTGCCTACATTTGTGACTTTGTGAATTGCCCGTTTTGGAATTTGTATCATATCTCCGCGCTTTCGAATCATTAAATCTGAGTCTAGGCTCATTTCGCATACACCTTGCATGATGATCCAATATTCTTCTCGATGATTATGATACTGCCGTGAAATGCTTTTCATTGGATCAAGATAAAGCATCTTGACCTTATAATTTTCCGATATGGTGACGCCTTCATTTAATACGAAATAATGTCCCCATCGTCTTTTAGTTTTTTCTGTCATTTTAGATTCGTCCGTGTCTAGAATAATGTTGATTGATACTCGGAGTGCCATCCGATGCTGCTTAAAATAATCTCCAATGGATCCAAGAATGCCTTTCTGAATTGCATATCATAGTCTATATACTCTGAAATGTCAACTAGTTCTTTTGGAAGAACGCCTCCAGGAAAAGAAATAACACTAATTCGATTCGGATTAGATGGTTTGACATATGTAAACTTGATCTTGTCGCCTTCTCGAATCAATGGATACTTTTTATGAAGTTTTCTTTTTTGAAGAAAGTGATTATAAAACAGGGCGCCCTTTACATGAATCGGTGTCTTGTCTTTGTAAATGTTGGATGAATCAGAATACTTATCCATGCTATTGACGCCGCGCGGAAATGAAATTTCTTCTACCGGTAGAGTATTAAACTCGGCTCTGAACGCAGACACAAAATCATGAATATCTTTTTCTTTTTGTGTTAAAATAATACCAATTGCTTCCTTGATTTTCTTTCGACATATTTCTGGAGTTGAAGACTTTACCGCTTCAATGCCTGACATTTTAATTTGCGGAGATTCAAAGCGCACTCCTTCAGAATCAATTACGGACAGAATATATCTCTTTTTTGCCGTCCAAATTGTCTTGTCACAAATGGACTCGCGCTTCATATCCAAATCAACAGTTTTCGCGTTAACGTATGCCGCAAGGCTCTTGTTGAACTTTCGAATTTGCGGCTGAATGATTTCGTTACACGCTCGATCAAGAAAATCTGTCATTTCTTTCTGCTTCTGCTCAGGCGCAACGTCGGCAAATACCTTTGCTACCAATCCCGAAAGATCAAGATATACCGAGTCGGTGTCGACCGCAAGAACATAGTCGCGCGGCGAATCATCTGACGTTTTAAGTGTCTTGTTTAAAAACTCGTTTATCTTTTTTTCCATGTACTTGATTGCCAGCTGACCTGACATTGTGACGGCAACCGCTTGTCGAATATCATAGTATCGAAAGAAAGGAGTTCCTGTTGCGCCATAACAACTGTTCAAACAGACCTTCTTGCATAGTTGAAGCAAATCATATCGCGAAATGCGCTGCTCGGCATCTGAATAATCTTTTCCTTCAGACTTAAGTTTCTGTGCCTCTTTCTTTGCATCAATCATGAGTTTCTTGTACTTCTGCCTATCCGCAAACATCTTGCGCAAAATCTGAGGAAGAAATCCTTCAAAGTCGTTTCGAAAAAACTGGCCATTTGCTGCGAGGATCATGTTATGATCTTTTAGAATTGACAGATCATACTTTTCGTCCAAAAGAGTTTCTGGAGTAATTCTATGAGTAGAAAGAAACTGTCGGACATCTTCGGGATAATCAGACGGCTCAACGATCGTATCGGGAGAAATATTAAACTGCATCATGAGCGATGGATACAGAGACGTGTAGTCAAAAGAGACGACCCACTCATGCATACCAATATGTGGATCTTTTACATATGCGCCTTCATACATTGACTCTTTTGTGTCGCGCACGTTTGGAGGCGGAACAATGTTTCTGTCCTTAAGAAAGTTATAGATAAGAGAATCCCACATTCGAGTCTGATAAAATACGTCTTCATAGTTTGTTTTGGAATCATACGCAAGAATCAACGCGAGTTGCAAAAGCGCCCTCTTTTTTTCTAGCTTTTCAACTAGCAGCACATCTCGGACGTTATAATCAATAAACTTTTCGTAGTTTTGCTCATATAGATTTTGCAGACTTCCGTATTCGGAATATGAAAGTTTGTTTTCTCCAAGTTCCAGATAACAGATATAGTTTAGCGAGTATGATTCTTTCTGTCCTGGAGGTCCATACTTCTTGTAAAGTTCCATGTAGTCAAGAGTCGCGACTCCTGCAATTTCATATCCAGTTTCTTCGCGGCCCATGACAATGCGTGTGGTTGGATAATACTTTTTCCATGGAGAAAACTCTTTTGATTTGTTTTCGCCAAACAGATTTTTCACGCGATTGACAAGATACTTCATATCAAAGTTTTTTACATTCCATCCAGTAACAATGTCTGGATAGTTTTCTGTCCAGTGAGACAGAAAAAGTCTCAGTAACTGCGGTTCGTTTTCGCACTTGAAATACTTTGCGTCAGACGGAAGCGCGCCGTTATACTCTTTGCATCCGTATACACGAATGCCAGAGTTGTCTTTGACTGTGATCGCGGTTACTTCTTTGTCGGCTAATTCAGGTTCAGGAAACCCATCATTTGAACTAACCTCAATATCAAGATACGCAATATTGATATACTTGTTATTCCAATCGGATGAGATATCTCCAGGAAAGTTATCTGAGATATATTCATATTGAACTTTGTTGAGACCTAGAATTGGAAAGTTATCAATGTCTTTGTGAGCATTCATAAACTCGCGCGTATCACTTATATTACCAGGACGCACGGGATACACCCGCTGTCCGCGAATATCATGCCACGGAGTCTCAGTGAGATTAGTATCATCAGATGATGGAGCCGCCTTAACAAAAAGCGTAGGGAAGTAATCTACTTTTTCCCTACGCTTTTTGACTCCATCAAACCATGTTACTAATATTTTACTCGCATCGCGAGCAACATTAATATAGAATGGCTTTTTTGACAAGTTTTTTCCTTATGGAAGAATTAGTCCACTACGGCCAACGCCGCTCTCACCTGCGCCTGGCAGAACTAGACCCTTTAGAGAAAATCTTTCACGATATGATCGAGCAAGGCCCTCTTCTGGAGTTACGACAAACACCACATTACTCTTTTCTACAACCACACCTTCTTTCTCGGCAGTAGTATATGGAAGCCAATTGTACAGCGCAATGCCAACTCGGTCTTCTGCCGTTGTGGGCCGCTGAAGAACAATCAGTGCAGGCTTTTCAATAAGCACCTTATGCACATTATTGCTTACATATTCTGTAACTTCTCCAATTAGTTCTTCGCCTGAAATAAGACGTACAATCTTAATCTCAGTATACTCTTCATTTTCTGTTTCGTCAATATCCATTTTTTCTTCCTTTCTAGTTTTCTAGTACTGCTTCCCAATCATACACCTTGGTAATAATCCACTTTGTAGGTGTAAAACTGACCTTGTGCCCGTAGTTGTCATTATAATAGTAGATATTTTCATAGTCTGGAATAAGACTAAGTTCCATCAGCTTGTTATCATACGCGCGTGTCTTAACGCAAGTTTCCAAGATTTTCATTGTTATTAGTGTCTCCAATAATTATTCATGAAGGTAGAATGATATTATCATTTTTAAGATTTGTCAACATTGGTTGTGATTATAATTTTTTAACTATTTTCTCTACTACTTTCATATTTTCAAAGGTTATAAATTGATTATTTCCAATGTACACTCCATTATCGTGAACTTTGTCTGCATTAGGTAAATCAGAAATATCATAGCGGGATTTTAAATATGGTTGTTTTAGAAGATTTCCCCCTACAATTGGACGATACTCAATTTCATACTCCTCAAATAATGCGACCAATCGGGTTTTAATCTCGTGCGTTTTACAAATAAATGGAAAACAAAAAGAGCTATTTCCCTCATGATTATACACAGGATAAAGTTTATCAGATTTATTACATATGTCAACAAAAATTTTATAATTTTCTCTCCTCTTTTCGATAAAAGAATCGAGTCTCTTCAACTGAGACAGTCCTAATACAGCTCCCAATTCTGTGTTTCTAAAATTATATCCATCGGTGATGAATAAGAATGATTTTTCGATTTCAGAATTTTTTTGTGCATATTCATGAAATTTCAACGACGTTCTTGCAAGCCCATGTGATCTTTTCATTCTCATTAAATCGTATAGTTCAAAGTCATTCGTTGAAATCATTCCACCTTCAACGGTAGACATGTGATGTCCAAAATAAAAACTGAAAGTCGCGCCAATACTATCCGCACCAACTTTACCTGTAGGAGTGCGCGCGCCATGAGACTCACATACATCATCAATAAAAATGGCATTAGGAAAGAGTTTCTTATATTCGTCCAAGGGCGCGGGGATTCCAAGCAAGTGAGTTGTAAAAACTATCTTGATATCAGGATGCTTTTTGGACAAGAGTTTCATGTTATCAACGTCAAAGCTAAAGTCCTTGAGATTGATATCACAGAAAATTGGCTCTAGTCCTAACTGAAAAACAGGATTGATATTAGTAACCCATGTACATGCAGGTACCAAAACCTTATCTCCATTTTTCAAATTATATTTCTCCTTAACGGCGGCAAGAAGTAGAAAATTGGCAGTACTGCCAGAGGTCACAAAAAGACTATGCTTGGCACCTAGCCACTTCGACCATTCTTGCTCAAACTTTTCTACCATCGGACCTTGCGTAAATTTGTCCGAGGAAAGAATGAACTTTGCCAACTTTAACCTATCAAGGAAAGTCAGCGTATTCTTCATAAGAGGCCATTTATACTCTTTCATATGTTTTCCTATTCTCTAAAAACCAATCGATTGTTGTTTTGAGTCCATCCTCTAAAGAGGTTTTGGCCTTCCATCCAAGCGAATCCATCTTTGTTGTATCCAGCGCGCGTCTTGGTGCACCATTTGGCATACTTGTGTCCCAGACGATTTTACCTTCGTAGCTGACCAGCTTGGCGATTATTTTGGACAACTCTCTAATCGAAACTTCACGGTTTGGTCCAACATTAATATGAGTAGGATCATGATGACGATTGTTCATTAGAAAAATACATGCGTCTGCCATATCATCCGAAAACAAAAATTCTCTTGTTGGGGTACCGTCTCCGAAACAAACAACCTCTGGAAGATTTTTTTCTTTCGCTTCAATAAAACGATTTATGAAACTTGGAATAACATGACACTCAGAAGGCCTAAAATTATCATATATTCCATAGAGATTATCCGGCATAATACATACCGACTCAAAATTATACTGTTCATAATATTTTTTACACATCATCAGCCCAGTAATTTTTGCTAATGAGTATCCAATATTAGTTTCTTCAAGAGGCCCTGTCATCAGATATTCCTCTTTAATAGGCACCGGTGCAAGTTTTGGATATATACATGCCGTGCCTAAAAAGCATAACTTTTTGACATCATGAATTCTAGAAGACTCAATAATATTTGTTTGTATTTGAAGATTATCTCTTATAAAATCCGCAGGAAATGATTTATTAAAACCAATTCCTCCAACTTTGGCCGCTGCTAGAAAAACATAGTCAGGCTTATTTAAATAAAACCAATCACTTACTTCTTTTTGATTTCGAAGATCAAAAAGATGGCGCGAAGCGCACAATATATTTGAATAGCCGTATTCTTTCAGCTTTCTTTGTAACGCAGTGCCTACTAATCCTTCGTGACCTGCAATAAATATTTTAGATGCTTTTTCCATGAATAAATTTCCTATTGTCCTAGAATTATATTATCATTTTTAAGATTTGTCAACTTTTTTCTTCGATAATACGCAAAGTATTAAAAGTTTTAAACGCAGAGCCTATAACCTGGTGCATATCATAATACTGATATTCAGCCAACCTTCCGCCAAAGATATACTTATCATTTAATTTTGACATTGCTCGATACTTTTCAAAGATACCTGTATTTTTTAAATCATTGATGGGGTAGTAAGGAATCTCACTTTTGCTCCATTTTTTTGGATATTCTTTCGTGATAATAGTAACGTCGGATATGTCGTTATTAAAGTGTTTATGTTCAATAATTCTGGTGTATGGAATCTGATATTCTGTGTAATTCACTACAGAATTTCCTTGAAAATTTTCAGTCTCTACAATTTCCGTTTTAAATTCTAAAGACCGATATTCTAATTCTCCATACTTATAATCATAGAATTCATCGATTTTTCCAGTGTATACTATTTTTTCTGCCAGAGAATCATAATGAACTCTGTGTTTAAAATAATCCACGCTATTGCGAACTTCTATTCCAGATAACATATTTTCAAATAATTTCGTATAACCATCAACGGGGATCCCCTGATATTTGTCATTAAAATAATTATTATTATATGTAAACCTAATTGGCAGTCTTTTAATTATGTTTGATGGCAATTCTCTGGGGTCTTTTTGCCATTGCTTTTGTGTATACCCTTTTATGAGCGTTTCATATATGTCGGTACCAACCAGAAAAAGCGCCTGTTCTTCCAAATTTTTTGGAGACGAAGTTAATCTTAGTCTCTGTGTTTCGATTTTAATTTTTGCTTCTTCTGGAGTTAACGTTCCCCACATTTCATAAAAAGTATTCATATTAAAAGGAAGAGAAAATAACTTTCCCTTGTAATATGCTTTTGGACTTAATATGAAATTATTAAATTTTGAAAATCTATTTACAAAGTTCCAGATATCGTCATTATTAGTGTGAAAAACATGGGGACCATAAACATGTACATGGATATTTTCTTGTTTTTTAGAGTATGCATTTCCGCCAATATGATCTCTATAATCGATGACTAGACATTTTTTTCCAGCATCTGTTGCTAATCTCGCAAAAGTTGCACCAAAAAAACCAGCACCAACAATCAAATAATCAAACTTTACCATCTATCATAGCCAACAATACTTTTTCCTAGTCCATCGTAATGAAAATTAACTTTTTTCTTTAGTGGTTCATAATCGATTGGAAATGGCTTTCGATTGTAATTATTTTCATATTGATGGCTATTTCGAAAAAATAAAGAATTTCTGGCGACTATTTTATCTCCACAAGTTTTTTTAATTTCATCAGAATGTTCTTTTTGGTAAACAAAACCATTTTCTTGAAATATTTTTATCCAATATTCTAAAGGTTGTTCGTTTACATGGTGATATCCTCCCTGGCCAGGGGGCGCGGCCGTGCAAAAAACATAATTTGCTTTTTTAAAAGTTTCTATAAAATTTGGTATATATTTTTCTTCTACATGTTCTAGAAATTCTGTTGAATATGCCAAATCGAAAGTTTCATCTAATTTTAAAGGGCCGTAAATGTAATCGTGAAAAATAATATAATCTTTCTTTTCGATGGATTCGTCCCCATCAATTCCAATACAATATACATTTTTATAATTTATATACTCTGTCATTCCACCTGGTCCACATCCAATATCGATAACAGACTTTATATTAAAATTTTTTAAAATAAAATCAAAAGTTGGCAGCAACATAGCTGTGGTGCCAAAATGTCCTCCTAAGTGACTAGTCATGTTAATTCTCCTTTTTTAAATATTACTGACCTTTATAAAATCTCGCAGCCTTTGAACAAAAGTGTGTTTTTCTTTTACTTTTTTCATTTGATTTAATACTAAATCTTTTGTTTTTGGGTTTTTTCTCATCTCACTGGCAACAAAAAATAATTCATATGGATCTTTGTGATATGCAATTTCCCCGTCAAAAAATTCATATGCACCCTTAGAGTTGGTCATTGTAAGCTGTCCATAACTTATATTTTTAAAATTTCTACACGAAACGTAACCATTGTCAATGAGATCGTTTCCTCGCATCTCTACCGCAAGAAATGCTTTCAGTGATTCTCGTTTTAAATCTAGCGGAGACATTCCAGAAGCCTGCCATAGATCATAAAAATAGAATGGAATATTTTCTTGTTTACACGCATCTATAAACCGCATAAAAGAATGATAATTATCTCCAGGCCCTCCTTGATTTCTGATTGTTCCGGAGAAAAATGCATATTTTGGTTCTATCCATGGTGTAAATCTATCTTCAAAATTTATTTCATTTGGCAATAAATCAGATGCCCAAAGACTATAATAATTATCATATTCTTGGCCGCAATCTTTACCAAATTCTATGAAAGATACCCGATCTTCGTTCACTGGTGTATATTTTTCTGAACAAAATTTATAATCATAGTGTTCGTTTTGCCAATCAAATCTGAATCTAAAATCAATTATTCTTCCAACTTTTCCTAGATAATAGTTAGCACCAGGGCCTGGTGTCGGTTTATCAAGTCTATTACCTAGCTGATTCATGATGTAAGTTGATGATTTACGTAAAGGAAGATTATTACTAATTGGATGTAAAGTTGCTATTGAGTGTTCTGATAATATCAGTGCATCATCAAAAAAATCAGGAGAAACATTATCTCTATTATCCATCCAGTATACTTCTAGTCCTAGATATTGAGCCGCTCTATACAATCCCAAGTGAACGTAAGCATTTGTATGTACATGTCCGTTGGGAGAATTTAATTTAACTCCCCAGATAATTATTTTTTTGTGTTTCATTTTAAACATTGAATATTTCCATTTTTAAGTCTGATCGATCAATTTTAGTAATACAATTATTTTGAAAAAATTAATTCGATATTTTTTTGTTCATCTTTAAAAACCCAATCTTCGTCATATTTTTCTTTCATAAATTTTGGAAATACATCATATAACAATACATCCATCTCTGCAAATGCTGCTGTTTTATTGTAAGATGTTTCACGTTTTGGATGGTACATTGAATGTGTATGAATTACTGCCGCTTTTTCTTTTGTCAAATCACATAAAACTTTATCAAATCCCCACCCTGTTGCGATATCATATTTATTCCATAACTCTAAACATATTGGAATGAGCGATGTATGTATGAACGGGCCCATTATTTCAATAAAATTTGTAATCGTGTATTTTAGCCTTAAGTTTTGTCTAAGAATAGGATAAAAAACGTCTGATTCGTCGGCCATTGACATTTGAAAAATTTTTATGTTTTTTTCCGACGCCAGTTTCAGTGCTTCATTAATACTGTCTATATCGGTAACTAAGTCATCATCAAAAAATCCAATATATTCATATTTTGAATAATTCAAATCATTCAAAACGGTTTTTATTAGTTTCCATTTTTGTCCAGAACTGTAGCGCAAATCGTCGAAAGTTTTTTCCTCAGGTACAAACGTTTCAGCAGATTTATAACATACGAGCAAAATATCGTAATTTCTCTCTTTTGTTTTCAGTCTCCAATGAAAATTTTTATCAAAATTCTTATTAAAGGATATTGGATTTCCAACGGGACATATTATTAAACTCTTCATTTCTTTACTTTCTATTGGTTCTCAATTATCAGTTTTAAAATTTCTTTTGTTTTTTTTCAGCTTCGCACATTTCTAATATTAATTCGTCCAAAGAATATTTTGGCTCCCAATTTAATTTTTTTCTGGCGCGCGAATTATCTCCCAGCAAAGTATAAACTTCCGCAGGTCTAAAAAAATTCTTATTAACAGTGATAATTTTTTTCTTGTCTTTTCTATTTTTCCACCAACCAGTTTCTTTTTCATTTTTTCCTACCCACTCTATTTCTATCCCGTGAAAGGCGCAAACTTTCTCAACAAAATATTTGACCGAATACTGTTTACCAGTAGAAATAACATAACAATCCGATTCGTTCTGTTGCATCATAAGCCACATAGCTTCAACATAGTCTTTGGCATGTCCCCAATCTCTCAACGCTGATAAATTTCCTAGTTCGAGACACTCTTTTTTCCCATCAATTATGTCTTGAATTCCTTTTACAATTTTTTGCGTGACGAACGAGTTTCCGCGGCGCGGCGACTCGTGATTAAACAAGATTCCAGAACACGCAAATATTCCATATGCTTCCCTGTAATTTATTGTTGATTGGTGTGCAAAAACCTTTGCAATTGCATAGGGAGATCTTGGCCAAAAAGGAGTTTTTTCGGTTTGAGGAATTTCCATAACTTCACCAAACATTTCTGATGTTGATGCCTGATAAAATTTTATTCTCTTTTTTGGATTTTTTTCTTGAATATTTCTAATTGTCTCTAATATCCTAAGGGCTCCAATGGCATTAACATTTGTTGTATACTCCGGAAGTTCAAATGAAACCTTCACATGGCTTTGTGCCGCCAGATTGTATATCTCGTCAGGCATTATGTTTTCTATAAGAGGAAATATATTTGAAGAATCTGCCAAATCAGCATGGTGTAAAACTATCTTAGTTTTTATATGAGATATATTATCTTCATAATTTTCTCTTGAGTTTCTTCTTAAAGTTCCATGTACCTCATATCCTTTTTCTAAAAGGAATTCTGCCAGATATGATCCGTCCTGTCCTGTTATTCCCGTTATGAGTGCTTTTTTAGACAAAATACTTCTCCTTTTATTGTCACATTAAATGTAAAAACAAAACACAAATTTTTTATACTATCTCAATTTCTGGACATGGAAAAATAAACTTACCGCCAGACGCCATATATTCTTTTTCTCGCGACAATATGCCCTCTCTAAAATGCCATGGAAGAACCAAGAAATAATCGGGGCACTGCTTTCGAGCCTCAGTTTCTGAAATAATAGGAATATTAGTACCAGGAGTAACTAAACCAAATTTATCTTCATTCACTTCCGCGATAGAAGTAATTTCGTCACTAGTTAAACCACAGTATTGCAAAAGAACATTTCCTTTGGTGGAAGCCCCATAACCATATATGGTTTTTCCTTCGTTTTTTAGTGCATAAATTAGTTGCCTAAGCTGTTGTCTATGCAACTCAACTTTTTTTGCGAATTTGTGAAGAGGCTGAGGAGTATCATATCCTTCGCTATACTCTTTATCAAGCATCCATTTTGCAATTGAAGAATTTCTTTCAATAGTTTTATTTGTCTTTTTTACGGCAGTTACTGCAAAACTTCCTCCATTGACATTATTGGTAACAACCTCAGAAATTTCTAATCCAAATTCTTTTAAAATTTTAGTTATTGATATCATTGAATAATATTCAATGTGTTCATGACACACTGTGTCATATGCATTGGTTCTTACCATTGACGGCATGTAGCTTTGTTCAAAATGCCATACTCCCTCATCGTCTAGACAAGATACTACGTCTTCAACAAAAGGTTTAATTTGCTCTAAATCATAAAACATCGCGATTGAAGTTATAATTTTTGCCTTGCGCTTTTCAACAGCGTCATACTCTTTTTTTGAGAAAAATGAAGACACGAGTCGTACATTATCTGGATAATATTTTGCAAATTTAATTCCTGTTGGATCAATTCCAATTTTTGTACAGTCGATACTAAAGGCCCGCAAAAAAGTAGAGTCATTGCTGCCAATATCTAGCACTACATCTGTATCTTTTAGAGACACTAGTTTTTCGAGCATTCGTGCTTTTTCTGATAAATGTCTAGTCATGGATTGATTTAATCCTGATCGGTATCCATAGTTCATTCCATACATTTTTTCAGGCAAGTATGTATGCTTAAGCTGAAGAAGTCCACTATCTTTTGCAAATACTAGTTCTAGCGGCCCGCCTTCTACTTCTTCTCCTGGCTTTGGAAATACACCGGTTAATACTTGATTTCCTAAATTTAGAACAGGAATTAATTCTTCGGATCCGCTAAATCTACATTTAGTAATTTCTTTGTAAATCATAATTTGTTTCTCCAGTTTTTAATAATCTAAACTTCATACTTTTCGTGAATTAGTTTTTTAAGATATGGAATTCTATCGTATTGGTGAACGATAGTAAAGGGAGTTTTATCTTTTGTATATATTACATCATTTTCAATTATAGGTTGATCGTCTTTGTAATTAATTTGATATAGGACAAACTTGGAAGGATCGTTTTTACATATCATCCCTATATCACCAAATCCAGCCTGCACTGCTTCTTTTGTCGTACCCATCTGAATGGCCCATCCGTCTGAATTAGTACTGAAAAAAGTATTGTTTTCAAAAGGAAGATTATTAATAAGCAAATTATATATGGCCTGGTCTGGGTTTGCAACCTGTCTGTTGGTTGACATATGAAATATTAGAAATAATAAAGAGGCAATAGTATCATGTTTTCCTCCAATTACACCTGCGTTGAAAATCAATTTATCCTTTGCAAGATAATAAAAAAATTCTCCGAATGTTTTAAAATAATTATCATTTCCCCATGGTTCATCTTTGTACTTAAGACCTTCTGAGGACGCGACTAGATCGTGAAGGGTAAGATTATTTTCTAACCAATGGGAGGGATTTTTTTGAAAAATAACGTCGCGAGTATCCGTTGTTAGTACAAACCGATATTTTTGTTTTATCGTGACTAAACAATGCCAAAGAAAGAAAAATCTTTCAACATTTGGATGAGCCGAAGAAAAATTATTATCATATTTGTGAACTTTTACATTTTTTTCTTCAAGAATCTTGATTGTATCAGTGTCAATGTTTGATCCAACGAGAACAATGTCTCCATCAAATCCAGTTTGTTTTATGGAGTTTACCCAGTATTTTACTACATCCCATGAGTAATTAGATGCGCTTCCTATAATCAAATCTTTCATTATCTAACTACCTTTTATGGTTTTGCTTTGTTGTGCCATGGAAAGTTTAATGCATTTCCGTACTTTTTTTCCATGGCTTCGTTTCCTCTCAAAAACATGTCCGCTTTTGGAGAGTTTTCATTTCCACCTAGTCTATAATGTACAGTATGCTGCATTGTTGTTCCAAAGTTTTTAATACCAAATTGCTTTGTCATGATCTGAAAAAATCTTCGATCTCCGCCCCATCCAGAATGCCAATGCCCGCAAACATCTATCAAGAACTTTCTCTCAAAGCCAAAACAAGACGTATCGATCAAATGCTGATCTTGTCGTCCTAGAAACTCAATTGGCCACTCTCCTAAACTCTCGCAATTGTCGTCGCACACATATTTTCCATCTCGATCAAATATCTTTCGAAGTGAATATGTAAAAAACCAATTGTTTTTAATGAGTGAATCGATCATCATCGAAACATGATTTGTTTCATACGATGCGTCTTGGTCGAGAAAAAGAATGTAATCGTAATTTAAAAGATGAGGAAATGCAGCATAAATTCGATGTCCATAGAAACCGTTTTTGCCAACGTTATCATACAGATATGTATGCTTGATACATTCGAATTTTTCATGTTTTTCGAAAATTCTTTGACGTAAAAAATATTCTCTATTATTTTCTTGACCATCAATCACAATGTGATGATGAAGTTTCCCCGTGTAGTCTTGAGATAAAACCGACTCAATTGCGTCTTCTAGAACAGGCGCGCCAGTGGTAGGCGTTAGCACTACCACTGACGGTTTTTCTCTTATGATTTTTAGTCTGACTTCGTTAGACGAGTTCATTACTTGTTTCTGTCTTTTCTTGTAGGAACTTCTTTCCGTTAATTGGAAGTTCAACGCTTTCAGAAGAAGCAGACTTTTGCTTTGGTGTGATGACAACAGTTAGAAGACCGTGCTCCATCGTTACCTTTACATTTTCTTCTGTAATCGTCGTATTTGTTCCATGATATCCAATGCTCTCGCGTGTTGCCCATAGATACGGAGCAATCGTACGCTGAAGTTTGTTATCTACATAGATATCAAGCGTTGCTTTATCAGAACGCAGACGTACCGACACTCTATCTGGAGAAATTCCAGGAAGAGTAAAGGTATACTTGTGACTAGTTTCGTTGTTTTCTGTTGACATTTCTCCAGTATCTCCTGTTGTTGTAAAGTAATCGTATAGGTGTGTATTCCAATAACGATTCAACATTTTTTCCAAATTTGTGTAGTGATCGCGTGCAAAAAGAAGTGGTGTTGTTGTTACCATTGTCTTTCTCCTTTATATGTTGTGAGGTGATGAGACTATTAGGGCATATTATATAATATAAAAGTATATTCTGTCAAGAGGTTTTTTCATTAGTTGTAATAGGAGTTGTTGTAAATCCACCTGTTGAGCCAAAGCCTCCTGTTCTTCCACCAATCTTTTCTGGCTTGCTTGCGCGCCAGATGAAAGAACTTCTTACGGACACTCCGTTGTTCAGAATTTCTGCTTGCGCAATTCGATCTCCAACCGTCAGTACAACATCTTTTTCCGAATGATTAATCATTGGAATCATTAGTTGATCGGTATAATCTCCATCAATAATTCCAACTGAGTTAATGAGTCCTAATCCCGTTTTAAATGATAGTCCAGATCGAGGATAGACTTTCATTGAAAAATTATCAGTTGGACTTGCAACAAACTTTCCCATGCGTTCATTCCAAAATGTAGGCTCTGCAACGCTTTGCAAGTCAAAAATAAGAGCCGTTGGAACCAATACTCTCATTCCTGCAAAAATGGTAAGCTGATTTCCTATAATATGTGCTGTGGCTTTATTATTGCGGGCGTAATAACAATCTGTTGTGTTTCGATCGGAAGGTGGACAAAATGTTAAATCAAAGCACGCAGAATGTTCTGTTGCATATTCAGGAAGAGTTGCAAGAGAATTATTAAGAGAGAATACTCCAAAAGAATAATATTTTGTTGCTGTCATGATGTATGTTTACTCCATATGTTATATATCTTCACTCGCTGACATATTTTTCTTTTTTCCAATAGAATATTTTACAACAAGATTCCATGCCGCCTTTTCTCCGTGCTTTACAATTTTAATCTGATTAAGCGGAGCACGAAGAGCCGCAATTGCAGAAGGATTTAGTATTTCAACAAGATCCCATTGACGTAGTAGATCGGCAATTGTATTTCGACGAGCAATATCGCTTTCGTCAAAGTTAGAAGGCTTACCGTCAAGTATAAAAAGTTCTTTGAAATGCATGATCGCAAAGCGACCTTTTTTATGTAAAATATGACAAGACTGATAAAGAATCTTGTCTTTTTTAGATGCAACGCCAATACGAGAAAGAGTTTCTCTGACCTTTAGAAAGTCGTCTGGATTTTTTAGATTGATTTCTATTCCCAATCCTCGGAACAGATTTTTATCGTCATCAACGTTTTTGTTGTTTTCCATTATTACTAAGTCCACCGCCGCCATATGGGTCCATTTGTTTTCGTAGTTCACTTTTCTGATCGTTGGAAAGAATCTCTAAAATGTCTCTTGCTTTTTTATCTGAACATCCGTATGCAAACTTTACTGCGTCTAGATCTTCAGGTTTTTCAAGCTTCATCCATTTTTGAAATGGTCTATTCCATGATCTACAGGTATTTAGTAAAAATTGATACTGGAGTTTTTTGTCAAGATGACAGTTTATGTTCATTTCATTGGCAAACAGCACGCAGTCAGAATGAAATGATAGAGCCTTGTTTACCACAAACGGCACATAAGACTTCTCGTCATCCGTTGTCTGTATCACATCTGTTTTTGCCTTGAGAATGGACGGTATGATTTGTTTGAAAAGATCGGGCATCAGGTTTTCTATTCCGTGTTGGCAGTTTTACGACTTCGATAGTTTTGGTTTTATTGTATTTTGGTAGTTCGACCACAGGTACATCCTTGGTTAGTTCCTGACGTATCTTACTTATTTGCTGTCGATTGGATAACTCAACGTCCTCTTTAGCCCTCTCCTGAACCTTTTTATTATACTTTTCTCGTTCCTCGATTATTTTCTTGTGTTGTTTATCGCGTTCCGCGCGACCGGAATTTCGATACGCACGTTTTTCTCGCTCCACTCTAATCCGATTTTTTTCTTCCTCAATCTCTTCAGCAGTAGGCTCGACATATTTTTTGCCGAGATAGAACTCATCAAGGTCTTCTTTTCTCTCAAGCATTTCTGCGAATTCTTTTTCGTAGATAATGTCTTCCACAATTTCATCCAAGCGTTCGTAGACTATCGCGGTAGCTACGAGTTTATTGCGGTTGTTCTTTTCCCAATTTAGCTTACGACTCATATCACTTGAACTCCACATCTGACATTAGTTCGGTAAAAAACGCAACCATATTTATTTCAGCATCCGCAACAAATGCCGCCTGATACTGATACTTTGCAAGCAAAAGTACGACAAGCGGAATGTGGGACTTTGACACATAGTCATACATACTGTCATACACTTTACGGAAAATAACACGAGAGTCCACATCAGAATTATCAACAACCCACTTTCGCATTTCCGTAAAATCTTTTTCTCGCAGAGCCGTTACCAGACCTTCAAGGTTTTTGATATCCTTGAGATGAACAAGCACGGAGGCATCAATTGCTCCATTGATTGCCAGTTTTTGCAGTTCATTAAGAGTCTTGCGAAAGTCTGGAAAATACTTTTCGACAATCTTTGGAAGATACTCTTTTTCCCATTTGACATTTTCAAGATCAAGGATTTGTCCAATTCTCTTGAATAATTGAAATGCCATCTGAGGTTTTTCTTCACGCTCAATGGCAAAATCAACATGCTGACAACGCGAATGAATGGCTTCTATTATGCGAGCCTTGAAATTGCAGGTAAGAATGAAGGTACAGTTTGAGGATACTTCTTCAATAACGCCACGCAATGCTGCCTGCATTTCTGGAGTCAGATAATCAGCTTCATCTAGAATGATGACTTTTCTTCCACCAGTAAAAGACGCGGTAGATGCAAAGGTCTTTACCTTGCCGCGAAGAGTATCAATGCCTCTGTCTTCGGATGAGTTTATGAGAAGATACGAGCATCCAAGTTCTTCTACCAGTGCGCGCGCAACTGTTGTCTTTCCAACACCTGGCGTGCCTGTAAGTAGAAGATTTGGAATCTCTTTTCTATCTACAAACTTTTGAAAAATATCCTTTAGTCTTTTGGGTATAATACAGTCTTCGATCTTGTTTGGTCGATATTTTTGCGACCAGATATACTCGTCTGGGTTAGAGACGGAAACCTCTGTAATAAATGCCATATGTGTTACTGATCCACAACAACGGTTTCAAACAATGCCTCAAAAAGACGAAACTCTTCCGTCTCATTATCAAACGATGCTTTGTGCTTCGTGCGCGCGAGTTTCTTTGACATTTTTGCAGGCATACCAAGAGTCGCATAGAGCGCTTCGGCTTCTGCTTTAATAAGATCGCGTTCAGCATCCATTCGAGTGAGGGAATCCGTCATGACGGAAATCGCCGTCTTGATCTTTTTTCTGTCTTCTGGCGATAAAGAGTTTATTGAAAATTGAGGCTGATTATGTCCTACATTACTCATACGTTTTTCTCCGATGCAATTGTGTATGCCACGTTTAGTTTACTTGTAAACAATCCAAAATGTCCAGGAACAAACTTGATCGCATAGTCAGACGACAGAATTTTTAGCAGTCTTTCTGCCTTGAAAGATTCGCGCCATGGCTGCGCAAAGTCTCCCTTTGCAAGGGTCAACTTAAACTTGGAGTACTCGTCATTCTCGGTTTTGTTGCTGCCGCTACTTGAGGCGGTTGTTGGATCCCATGCCATTGCATATACATTTCCGTCTTTTTCTCCAACAAAAGAAATATACGGAAGATTGTTGATCGACGCAAACTTGATTAGAGACGCAAATTGCTCTTTTGATAATTCGATTTCATTTGTTGCGTTTTCAAGCGGCAGAGTTTTATCTGGAGGAGACTTGATTACTTTCTCCGATCCATACGCACAGGAATAGTATCGCGACTTTGAGTCGTCCGTAATTTCAATCTTGTTTTTTTGAAATGAAATGTTGTGACTATCAAATGCGTCGATATTTTGCAATAACTTGGCAAGTTCAACGATTGGCGCCTTGACTGGAAAGCTTTCTTCAAGTGTTGCCGTTGCCATGATCGTCATGTTTGTATCAATTGTCTTTTGAACTTTTCCTGGTGCAAAAACAAGACCTTCGTTGATGCCAGTAAAATTCTTAAGAATGATACGAGTAGTATCGGATAGCTTCATTTTTCATATTCTCCATCATCATGTAGTATAAGAAACAACAGTATAATAGTTTTTTGTTAAAATGTCAAGAGGATCTTATCGAGTTTTTCTTGTAGTTCCTCTAAAGAACCATCATTCCGAATAATGTGGGCGTTGTCCATTGTGTTCTTCGATATCCATGCCCATTCAGAATAATGAATCGATTTGTGTTTTATTTCCATTCGAGGGCCGTCCTTAATTCCATTGTTTTGCTGATATGCTATATCCCACCAATCTGGACGATCTCCGCGCTCAATTACAATTAATTTTCCGCCAATGTTACTTGAATGAATAAAGTCGATTTCATTTGGAAAACGACAGTCATCAATGACCGCTGACACGGAAGTTCCTTCTAGAGCATCATAACGTTTTCGTAGAGATTCCAACCAAATGTCTGGATGAAAGTATTCTCTGCCCACTTCAGTTCCAATCTGCTGAAGAGCATGACGAGGAGTTAAAGGTTCGCCAAAAACGTCACTCCAAAACTTGTCTGGTCTTTCTCTCCATTCGCGAGATTCTTGTGTATCTCCTTGAAGAAGATCGCGATCCCAGCCAAAGATCGCCGCGGCAGCATCTTTAACAGGATCGGCAAAGGACAGCTTTGAAAAACCTTTATGTTTAATAAGATATTCCGACGCGGCTCCCTTGCCAGATCCCATTAGACCCAACAATCCAATCATTATTTTTTTCATTACAAAATACTCTTGTGTTTTTTATAGTCTGCCCGTGTACTGGCTTGTAATAGGCATATTACCTGCAAATCCATATGTACCAATGTGAGTAGTTTTCATCCATGGACACAACCAAATTTGCACTCCAATTTTACGCGCCCATTGACAAAACATATAATCTTCGGACAGATATCGCTCTGATGCAGCATCAATTACCGTATCAAAGAATGCGTGAATATAACGCGATCCATCAAAGTTTGCCTGTCCAATGTGATCGGGACGATACTTTAGTTGCGGATATTCTTTTTCAAACTTTTCAAATACCTCACGCTTAATCATCATGAAACCAGTGCCGATTTCCAAAACTTCGAGAGGCTCTGTGATCTTGAACTGTGTGGTACCAGGAACGGGATTAAACACAAAATGTCCCGTCAGATGTTCCAGTTCTCCTGGCTCCATCGATGGATTACGACGTGCTGCTTCTGCAACATTGTGCCAATTGATCGACTTTTTTGGATATGGTCCACCAATAATATCCTTGTCGAGCGCAAGAAGTGTAAGAATGTCTTCTGGATTAAATTGAATATCGGAATCCAAAAAAAGAAGATGCGTGTAGCCAGAACGAAGAAACTCGTCCGCCAAATAGTTTCGCGCGCGAGTAATTAGAGATTCATTAAACAAAAAAGAAAAGCGAACCTCAATTCCATATTGCATACAGAGTCCTTGAAGATCGAGACATGGCTTCATATAAAGACCATGACACTGGCCACCATACATGGGTGTCGCCACGAAAAGTTTTTTCTTTCTCAGGTCCTCTACTTTTACGGTAATTTCCATTATTTTGTCACTCCATAATTTTATAAGATTTTTTGTTGGGAATAGAAGCTGCCCTGATACAAGAAAAGGCAGGGCGCATTTTATTTATGCGCGCCTGCCTGTTTAGGCTCTGTCTATTTTATTATTATTTTTACGCACCAGTTACGGCGCGAACAAGAGCCTGGCGACGAGAGCGGGCGGTGGTCGCCTTGCGCGGAAAACGACCAAGACGATAAACAAAAGTCTGGCGACCATTGATCTTCTTGGCATTGGTGTAAATGGGCCAACCCTCTTCACGAAGTTCGTGAATACGAGCGGCTACATTTTCAATACCAAAGCGCGAACGAGCCTGGCTTACAGTAATATCATAACCTGTAAGAAGGTAGTTCATCATTCGAGAACGTGCATTAGTCTTTGCCATATTATATTTACTCCTTTTATACCATGACCTTCAGTTTACAAAAATCTCCAGAGAAAGGTCACATTTCTCTGGAGAAACCAGTATATTCTTTTTTTATTCGTTATCGCGTCGTCATCGCACCAAGATTGGCTCCAATCAGCTTCTTTAGTTCTTCCAAAACCTCAGACTTGGAATCGGTCGCCGGAGCCGAAGCGGAGTGAGAAGCGATAGCATCCGCAAAGCGCGTAACCGCTTCCGTGTAAGAAGTGGTGTCGGGCGTCACGTTCCCCGCAGCCGGAACGGGCTGCGTGCTGGCTGTTGGCGCAACAGACGAGATGGTCTCGTTTGAAGGCGAACTAGCTGTTTCCACCCGCTCTTCGGTTGTTGAGGAGGAAACAGACGGCTGCGGGGAAGCGATACCATCCAGTTCAGTGTCAATCTTGGAATAAAGATCAACAAACTGGATCTTGGTATCCGTATCAAAACGGTTCAGACACAATTCAATTGCCATGCGGCGATTAAAATTAAAGATTACAAAAGCCTTGACAATGTGGACAAGACGGCGAGTCGAAATAATCTCCGTGATGCCACCCTCGGCATACAGCTTGCGGATGCCATCGGCCCAGCCAACCAACTTGGTTATAAACTCTTCTGCTTTACTCGCATGAAACGGATCAAGAGTAATGCCGCGTTCTGCAAGATCAAAAGAAAGGGCGCTTTCAAGAATGCGAACCTCGGTCTTGATTGCGGGATATTCTTGCTCAAACGTCACGGGGAAACGCTCAAGGAAGGCTTCGTTCAGCACATTAGTGCCAATAAACTTTCCATCAAACGAACCCTGACCTTTTGTATTTGCGGTCGCAAGAACGTTAAAACCGCGCGCCGGCGCAACAACCTTGTTGATCTTTTTGAGATACACAGGCTTGCCTTCCAGAACGGGCTGAAGGCACATTAGCTTGTTGGTACCAAGGTCGACCTCATCAAGGAGCAGGATGGCGCCGCGCTCCATGGCGACGATCACCGGACCGTTCTGCCACACGGTCTTGCCATCCTGCAAACGAAACCCGCCGATCAAATCATCCTCATCGGTTTCTGCCGTAACGTTGACGCGAATAAACTCGCGGCCAAGATTGGCACACACCTGTTCAATCATCATCGTCTTGCCGTTGCCAGAAAGACCAGTGACAAATGCGGGGTAGAAAACGCCAGACGCGATAATTGACTGAACCGTATTAAAGTGACCAAACGGAACATAGCCTTGCGCCGGCGCAGGCACCAACGATGCGTGTTCAAACCGTTCGGCTTCCGATGCAATGCTATCCGAATCCGACATGGACAGCACCGGCATCTGAGCGGCCGATGTTTCGACCGTTGGTGCAGGAGCAGGGACTGAAGGCTTGAAGACCGAAGCCTTGCGGATTTTGGGCATGGTAGAAGCAACCTTCTTTGGTGCGGCAGGCGCCGTCAATGTATATGTAGCGGCGCCACCGATGCCATATGCCTGAACCTTCGCGAGTGAATACATTCCGCGACCAGCACGAAACTCGGCATTCTTTTCAAGCCACCAGGGATATTTCATGCCAGGAACCGACTCGACAACCGTCTTGATATCCTCGCGACGAATATTATTTACCGTGTCGCCAAACAGAGACTGGGCGGCTTGGATAAACGCGGACATTTCCGCATTTGTGGTACGGGACTTTGACAAATTAACACTCCTCATCATGATTTGTCCGAATCAAATTATGCAATATAATAGCACGGAAAAACTCTTGCCGTCAACTAAAATCCACAAATTAACCACTTTTTTTATTGCTTTTTTTGATTAATTTGGGTAATAATATTACGCTGCATCCCTAGCGGTAATTCGCGCCACAAAGGACTTCAAAAGCGAACGGCCGACGGCATTCTTACCGAGCGCCTTCTTGTATTCCGAAAACACCTTACGAGCCGTCGGAGCATCGGAAGTGGACGAACGGAACTTTTGCATGTCACTCCCATCCAGATTAAACACGCGCTTCGACACGACAAAATATTCATCGAAGCCAAGAAGTTTCATGGAGATAAAATCTTCCGCCTTGAACTTGGCACAAAGGTTGAAAAGTTTCTCACCTGCCGAAATTCCAAGCTGTTGCAGGGACAGAGAAATATTCCGTTTGTCGGCAATGAAGTAACCAACGGTGTTTGCATTGTGGCGCTCCTGAATGGACTTGACAACCAAGCCACAAAGAAGGGTTGCACCGTCATAGTTCGCACGCTTGGAATATGTCGTAACGGACTTCTTGGACACTTTGTCAGTGTACGTGATATATCCAGCGCGCGTGCCGCCGCCGTAGACATGGAGAAGCTGGTCCTTCGTGCCGTCAAAACCATCCGTCATACCGTCGGACATGGTAATAAAGGACACCGAATCCAGTCCGTTGTTCTTTTTAAACTTTTCAAGGAGTTCGGAAGACACCATGAGAGCCTGAAGCAGCGGCGTGCCACCCATGCGGTCAACGCCACTATGCTGCTTTGCCATCGCACGAACAAGAACACATGCCTCGTTATATTCTGCCGCGTTCATTCGGCTGGACAGAACATTGCGTAGGAAAAAGTGATGCGACATGACGGCATCCGTGGGAGACACTAGACCCTTTTTGTCACGATTAAACTTTAAATCATGCTTTTCGTTCCGTTCGTCATCGGTTTGTTGATATCCACTACGGCCGTACGGAGAATATGCGTCCGTGAAGGTGTACACCTCAAACGGAATGTTCGACAAGCGACAGAACATGGTCAGCGAGGTCAAGGACTTCATGAGGTCCTCGATACAGCAGGCCATGGAACCTGAAAAGTCTACAAGGAAAAACAAACCGTGAGACTGACCGCGTTGAACAATCGTGTTGCGACGGAACAAATCATCCGAGATTTTGTACGAGTGCAACTTGTTGGTATCAAGGCGACCAGTCTTGGACTGAAGCGTTCGAGCGTGAGTACGCGCGGCGCGGCGCAATTCAAATTCCTTGAGCATATATGAGATATTCATACGCTCGGCAGTCTTGAATTTGGTCACTTCAGTGGCCAGCGGAGGAAGGAGATAGCCGTTATTCTGTGCAAACCATTCTTTGTTTTCCAAAAGTACCCGCTTGTAATCATGAACGCGCGCAGGCATATCAAAAACAGGAGCCGTAACGGTCATGAAAAAAGTATTGGTATCGGCAAGGTTCGCCGTACCTTCGGCAAACGAGGACTCGGTCAGCGCACGCAAACCATCCAGTTCGCCATACTCAGAATGATTTTCCACGGGATCATCGGCGCCGGCATCATTGACAGAGCGAGGATCGTCGTTTTCCGACTCGGACTCATCTTCATCGGCATCATCATCATCGCTGTCAGCGTCATCATCCGATTCCGAGTCCGAATCGGACTCCTCGTCGCCATCATTGCCTTCGTCGCAAGGATCGGAGTCAGCGCCTTCGCCCTCAGGCGCGCTTTCGCCTTCATCGCCTTCATCTTCCGTCTCTTCGGAATCGGAAGTGTCGCCGTCCTGGCCTTCGTCGCCATCGTTATCTTCCAACATGTCGTCCATATCGGAAGTGTCACCGTCCTGGCCTTCGTCGCCATCGTTATCTTCCGACATATCGTCCATGTCTTCCATGGCTTGATCGGGAGGCATATCATTCATTTCGGGCAATGAACCGCGATCAACAGAACGCTGCGGGCGCTGCGGCTTTTCGCGCATGGGATTTTCGCGAACATGAAGCACAATGGCTTCCGCAATCGCAAAAACATCATCCATCGTTTCGGCGTTTTCGATCATTGTAACGAAAACACGCTCCTCGGCCGAAAATGGAACCGAGATATGAGTGCCGACCTTGAAATGAAGATTGATTCGATCCGTCAGCGACAGGTGCGAAACATTTTGGTCCGCAGCACCAAACAGTCCCTGCTCCCACAGTATCTTGTAGCCGCGATTAAACGGCGCCTTGATACCAGGATATCGACGCTTGGTCAGCTTTTCAATACGCGGATCTTCGACCACGTTGACAACTTGGTGAAGGACACGAGCAGAACGGCTTGTCTCAAAATCATCGTTTGGGTAGAGTTTTGAGTGAAGCGCCTTGAGTCCCTCGGTCAATTCTTTAGAGTCCGTATAAAGCGCATGGCCGACCTCATGACCTGTAAGAAGATCATAAACGTCAGCCGTCATATTCATCCACACGGGAAGCGTGAGTATACGCTTTTCGGTATCAAACGACGCCGTGCGCGCGGATGAATTGTGAACCACCGTCAAGTTTTCCGTCGCAAGCAACTTGGCAAGCTGGCTCTTATTGAGAGCCATATTCTTGTCAACGCCTGCGGTTTGCTCTAGAACTGTCATAACATCTCCGAAAATTACTGTGTAAGTATCTCATGAAACGGGGTCCATATGCAACAAAAATCGACACAATAACATTGCCATTTTAGCGTTATTAGAGTAATTTTATTACAATTAAGAACCATTCTCATTAACTAGAGGCTTTCTGAAACAAAATATCGGTTCATATTTAAGGAATATTCTACCTTTTCCAGACTCCTTGACAACCTCGCAAAAATTTTTCATCTTACCCTTTACCTTAGGTATCCGTTTTGTGGAAGATTCAAACACGGTATTTTCAACCACGTCTTCATAGTCTCCAGTTTCTTCCAGTCGATTGCCGCCAGGCATTTGGCTTAAGGACATCTTTAGTGTCTCTACATACTCCATTCCTAGTGACTTTAAGATATCACACGAATCTTTTTCTAACGGAAGCATTTCTCCACCAAACACACTGTCTGCAATATTCCACAACAAATATCCACCAGGCTTAAGCCATGTTACAGCCGTCTCTAACGTTGGACGTAAAAATCCATCTCGCCAACTATCATACTGAGAAAA